TTCTACTCTAACTGACATCGACATTAGGGATCACCGCTAAGATTGACATAGGCATAGGTGTGTTCTGTTCTATTCTAAGTGCGCCACCGGCTCCCCATTCTGCAGGAACTGTAACTTCTTGTTCATGAGTCTTCAAAGAAATGGCATCGTACCCATCACTTTGAGTTCTAGGTTTGATCTCTTGAGTGGTCTGAGTTTCGTTTAACCCGGCAACATTCCCAACGAACCCACCGCGTGACTTCTCAAGCTTCAACTTGACAGTAGAAACTGAAACCTCTTTACCAAACCATGATTGTTTCAACGAAGCCATGTCGATTTCTAAAGTTTCAATAGCGCAATTGTAAGGTAAACCTATGGTCACTTTAGAAGCTGCACGAGGCAATGTGACTGCCCCGCTCGCTACTATTAAATCTTTAACTACAACACCGTCGGCAACAGCTACGACAGTCTCAGCCTCAAGATGATCTAACCCTGAGAATACTCTAGCCGGGGTAGAGTCATACTGTAACCCGGAGTCAACACACCACACGTTCTCAGGAGCGTCATCATAACGCTTCTCGAACCTTTCGATGTATCGCTTAGTCACGCCCTCGATAGTTCTATTAACAATCACATAGACAGCATCTCGACCGTCTTCAGAAATCGAAGTGACAGATTCATAGGTGCCATCAGTAACATGTTGATGCCATCCCCATATCCCATGTTCTTTCTGATAGGTCATGCCGAGCAGCACACCATCATCTCTAATGCACCACAAGATTCCGTAAGGCTCTTGTGCGTAAGTCATCTCAAGAATCTCATGCCCATCGAAAAGGTGTTGAGCCATTACCGAGAGATCATTACCCTGATAAGACGCAGCATTCACTTCTTTGAACAAGTCTCTAATCCTTGCACCCTTTTCTTGAACGAAGATTACAGAGTCCCCCACAAGAGCCGGTGCAGTCCAAGACGAACCCCAGTATGAATAAGGTCTGAACCCTACACTGCCCGGTGTCAACACTTGATCCTGACCTTCAGTAACTATCCACTCAGCACCACTGGTAAGAAGGAACAAAGCATCAAGACCTACAACGTGTCTTATCTCATTGACCTTAGTTGCTTTCAGTGTTGCGAAGATAGAATCGTTAGCCCGGAGAGGTCTTGAGAAACGCATTGAATCATAGTCACCGCTCTGTGTGGCGAACACCTTCTGAGGCTCATTAGTAGTATTAGCAAATATTTGACGCTGTTGGTAATAGCCAACTGTTGAAGGCTTGTTGTTTGCAGTAGCAAAAGGTAAGTAGTCAGAAGGTGGACCATCGCTTGTGTCAGGAAGAACGTTGAAATCTTCAAAGGCCCGAGTCTCAGTGTCACCGATCCAAGCATAGATTCCTGTCCCGTCAGAAGGGTCACGATAGACTCTATAATATTCAGCATCAGCAACAGCAGCCCAAGATACCCTAGAACCATACGTCACAGATAGAGCATTAATATTGTGAGTGACCATTGCTGAAGGTAGTGATTCTTTACCGCCTACAATCGCTGTCACTATGTAACTGTAATCTTTGTTCGCAGCTCCACTGGCTGTACCGACCGTTGCTATAACAACACTGCCGGGGATTGCAACAGTGCCTGCAAAATTCACATTCGCAAAAGTCCAGTTGTCATGTGCAATTCGACTAAGATATTTAGGGTCATGATCCGGGTGAGTGATAGTCATCACATCAGCATCTTGAGTGAATATCAGTCTTGATAATTGAGCTTCAGTGTAAGTGGTTGTGATCGTGTAAGGAGTGAACCCGGTGAGCACGTACCCACCATCACGAATAACCCTTATCGCATTTTCTTCAACTACGAGAACATAAGTCTGAGTTGTGTTGAATGAGAAAGGTATAAGCCTGCCACGTTTAGTGGAGTCACCTTGTGCAGCTATGTACTTCGTACCTTGACGAGAGTAAGCCCCACCTTGAGAACGGACGAAGAAATTTTGACACAAGGCTAAGCCTGACTGATAAGTGTTCGTGTCAGCCCTTGCGTGTAGAGCCGGTGAAATCTCGCCACCGGTGAAGACTCGTTGAATAACTTGATCTGCCATGACCTAACCCTGAATTGTTATGAACTCACTTTCCTGTTGATCCTGCTGCTTCTCATTAGCGTTGTCATCAGAAGCTTGAGCAAGGTATCCATTGTACATCTCGAAGCAATCTGATCTCAATACCCTACCATCTTTCACCCCGGCTAAGGGTACAGCCAGATGAGTCCCTAAGAGAGACGCTACAGCGTAAACGAAGTTCGGAGGGAATAGAGTAGGGTCAGTTACTCGCGTCCTGTAGTTGACTCTCAGCTCAGCCTCACGAGTAGCTATAACCCTATCACCGGCCACATTGAACAACGAATACTCGACACGTGGTTGCAAAGGATACGCTTGGTGGTCTTCAGGGTAGTACCGGGTCGGGCTATCTGCTGAAGTAGGTGTTGTAAATTCTTCAACATTCCTGATCAGATTGTTTATTTTCAAACAGTCATTAGGATAAGACCAGACATACGACCAATTGAACACTGTCACAGTGAGCAGGCTCAACGATGAGACTGTTCGACTGAAACCCCAATCGGCTTCTTTTAAAACTTGATCCCGGACAGTCTCATAATGCAGGGAGCACAGTTGAGATTGCAGACTCCCTTCAGTTAGACTGTTAATGCTTTGACCCCTGACTTGACCAAGAGCTATGTTACAAATATCAATTACAGAAGCCATAGCAATTATTCTCCGTACAACGTGTTGACTACGTCAGGACTTTTTTTACCGATTTCGATTGACGTTAATTGAATTTCAATTGTGGCATCTTTCTCTTCTTCTGATCCAACACTAGCTTCAGTGCTCACACGTTTAGAAGTAACGAACGCTTTAGCCTTTATCATGACTTCTTCACCGGCCTTGCATTCAGAGAGCCCCAACGCTTCTATAAGCTCGTCTCTTAGCGTTATAGATGTCCCCCAAGGGTAATGAGAATCTTCTTCTTCAGTACCGCAACAAGGCATATCCTCGTTATATTTCTCTTTAGTTATTTCGACCATTGCCTGTTACCTAGATAGTAGTTACTTTGGAGCCGGATTTCTTTGGTTCAAGACCGGACGGTTGTGTACTCATGAAGTCTAGGGAGTCTACTTCAACTTTGTCTAACTCCCTTTTCTCTTCACCGTGAAGCAACTCTTCTATTGACTTGTCTTGCTCGCTGGCTTCTCTTTCGAGGCGGGCTTGATCGTTAGTTTTTTTTTAGCAGCAGCAGATTCAGCAGTACGCCGCTTCGGAGTTTCTTCAACGACAAGTTCCAATCCTTTAGGAACCGGCTTCAAAGGTTTATCCGCAACATAGAACTTACGCTTCCTTTCAGGGCCATACATCTGACCGTCAAGAAAACTGTCTTTAAGGGCTTTATACTTTGGCATGATAACTATTCTCTTAAATGATTTGAAAAAAGATCAGCCCCGAGAGACTGATCCTGATTTACAACTACAACAGATTAACTGTTGTTCTGATTACCCATCGTGATACCAGCAGTCACATTACCAGCAGTGGCATTACTGCCAGCAACGGTGTAACGAACAGCAAGGTAACGCTTGTCAACATCATTAGGTAAGACTTGAATTGAAATTTGCTTACCTGCAACAAGAACTGCGGCAGGTAGCACCCCAGTTTGTGCAACCACTGTCGGACTTGACATGTCTGCATTCGCGCTCACTTCGATTGATACCACTAAGCTAGTCAATGTTGCGAACGCTGTAGTGACCTGCACCAAGAATGGTATAGCAGTACCCTTACCGACATCGGCAGAGAGAGCAGCAACGGCACCGTAGGGAGTACCAGTCAAACCAAGATCAATGACATTCGTGCTTAACGCGGTTGCAGTCACTGCTTGGTCGTCTGATAACTTCGTCTGTTTTGAAAATATCATGTTCTTTCTCCTGAAAGAATTTAAGTTAAGCTAAGGGGTCAATCAAGTTGACCTGACCCCTTAAAGCAGTTTATACAACTCGCGCTTCAGTATTGATAAGCGAGTCAGTTTCACGCAGTGGCATACCGCGATAAGTGAGAACTTCTTTACCTTCGATTTCAACAGGCTTTAATCGAACGAAGTTATCAGTAGAACCAGCGTTGCTAGAAAGCGCGTCAAGCGTCTCAAGACAATCACGGTTCGCGTAGATGCACTGCTTGCCACCGGCAACCCGGCGAGACTGCATTTTCCAATAACCTTTACGCAAGAAGTCGAACAGCTGCACAGAGCCTGCTTCCATCAAGGAAACATCAATGTTCGCAAGACGAACAACATAACGCCAATCTTTAACAGCAAGACCGATGTGCCATGTGAACATTTCTTCTTCAACGTAGTAAGCATCGCCGTTACTATCAGTGACACGCTGCTCACCTTTGTCTTCACGCTGAACACCGGCCTGTGTACCTTCAGGGTAAAGCAATTGACACTGCTCATCACCCCAAGTCACGATCCACATTGAAGTGTTATCAGCACCAGTACCACCGCAGTCAATGATGTTGTTACCGTTAGGCGCACTCAAGTCATTGAACCGTGGTGCTAGGCCCATGAACTCTTCAGGATCAGATGCAGTGTTACCGTAAAATATCTTGGTAGATACTTCTTGGTTCATCGCTTCGAGAAAACCTTTAGCTTCACTCAAACGAACTGCACCGGCATTCTTAGACAACGCAAGTAAACGCTTATCGACAGCACTCAGACCTTCAACGAAACCGGTAGTATCAACCACCTGTCGTTTGCCTGACTTGCTGTAAGGGATACCCTTGTATAGCTCACCCCAAGCAACAGTCGGAAGACCGGTGCGAATTGTGTGCTTGTGAGTTGTACCCTGATTACACTCGACAGCCATAGCGTCATCAAGTACAGGATTCATCTCCATTAGTAACTCAAGTACAGGTGCAATGGTGCCATCTGCATTTTGAGATTTGTATAGGTCTGTTAAGTCGTAGAACGACTGTGCTAAAACACCCATGATGTTTACTCCATAAAAATAAAAAGTTTAAAGGTTAGCTGCTTTGATTCGGATACATTCGATCAACAATTGTTTTCTCAGGTACGATCTTAGTACCCTCGGTGTTGATCGTATCTTCCTGTAACAGCACTCCCACTTTTGAAAAAATGCGTAAGAGTTCTGGATTGTTTCCAATACCATAGTCTTTAAGCAATTGGTTTAACTCCGGTGTACCAAAAGTTTCTAATGCAGCTCGGGCATGTTTCACAGTGGTATCCCACTTGTCACCGCCTATCGTTTCATCAGCTTTCGCTTGGTCCAGCCAGTCTTGCTTGAGTTGGGTAAACGCATTAGTTCTAGCACCTTCACTAGCCTGAACTCCTTCTACGTGAGCCGTGATCAACTTCTGAGCTGCATCCTGAGTCATACCCAATTCCTTCAGGGCAGGTGCCAGTTTGCTCATATACTCAGGATTGATCCCAAAGCCTTCAGGTAGAGTAAAGTCGGCATAGGTATCAGGTACATCTGAAGTAGCACTATCCGTCTCGTCCTTAACATCTGATAGCACAGTATCTGTGTTCTCAGAATCTGGTGTCGGGTCTGCAGTTAAAACTGTTTCCCCATCTGCTACAGTCGGTGCAGCAGTGTCAGTCAATATGGTATCAGTTGCAGCAGTTTCAGGTGCAACAGTTTCAGGTGCAGCAACATCAGTTGCAGCAGTGTCAGTTGAGTTTTCTTCAGCCATCTTGATCTATTTCCTTTAGTAATAAATAGTATTTTTCTATGTTTGCCGCCTTAAGTTTATCTATCAACCCAAGACCTACGCTTCTCCTGCCCTCACCATAAGCACCGAGTAGTTGATTGTCCGGTGAGAACGTTGATTGGAACACACCGGTGTCATGTAACAGTGACTTCAACACACCTCTGCCATTAGGACTTTTGAGCATTGTATCGTAATCAAGTATCTCTTGCTTATAATGATCGCCAGAACTTGACATTATTATAACCCTTGTTCTTCAGCAATTGCAGCTAATCTTTCAGGATTGGCCTCAGATGCTGTTTTAGCTGTCTGCATAGCCATCTGACTACGCTCCATTTGAGCCTGTTGCTGTGCCTGCTGTTGTTCTTGACCGATGATTTGTTGAACCTGTTCATCAGGTCTAACGATCTGTGGGCTCGCTCCTGCTGCTTGAGCATACTCATCGACAGTCTGCAATGGATCAAGCTTGTGTCGAGCTTCAGGCCACGTCTGAGCCATACTAGCCACGAACCCTACTACACGTTCAGTCGCAGATAGACCCACCATCTGCTGAGCTTGTGCCAGCACAGAGACATAATCGACAGATAACCCACCGCCATTCTCTAACTCAGGTGGTGGTAATGGCAGTACACCGTTGCGTTGCAGGATACTAAATGTTCTCGTGATCAATGGATCAAGCAACTCAGAATGAAGACGCTCAAGAACTGGACCTAACATCAGCAACTTCTCTTCGTGCTTCTCAGAAACTTCACGTGCTGTGATGTTCCTTCGATCACTATTAGCAAGCATTAAGAATAAGTCTTCATAGAACGCTCGTTTTATTCTCAGCTCGGACCTGTCTTGAATACCGATGATCTTATCTAGGTTCGGATTGTAACTCTTGTAGACACTCTCGATACCACGTGTCGCACTGTTCATCCATGTGACTTCACCATTCTTCGGTGCGCCTTGATTCTTTAAAGCAGTGTCACCTTGCATCGGTGGGTTAGCCACCTTATCAAGTGCCTGATACATTCTACGTTCACCGAGCTGCAATGCTTTGGTATCACCGAGCGCGATCACGCCGGGGCAATCTTCAGAGTAAACAGCTTCACCGATGATGTCCCAACGAGGACACAGAATAGACAGTTCAGGAAACCCTGACTCTCTCAAGAATTTAGTCTCAGCCTGCTTACCACGTCCTGTCTCGTAGTACACAGAACGAAACGGCATATCCTTAGCGAACGGACTCATCATGTTACGGTCATCATTAGGCTCAATAGCATGAACACATTTAACCTTCAGCTCAGTGTTGCCATGCTTCCAAGCATCTCGAACATGATCACTGACATTAGCAGTACCGAACTCTTTGATCAGTTGACCTACCGTTCTGTAATACTCCCGGTAGAACGTATCAACGGTGTCTTTAGCACCGACACCAAGAAAGTAACTACCCACTGAAAATGTCTTACAGTGAATGATGTTCTCAAAGTCTTCATTCACAGCCATCGCGCCAGTACCGAAAACACCTAACTCAGCATACAAAGAATGCAGAGAGTTATAGACATTCGATTGCGAGAACACCCGGTTCATGATCACTTGCACATCATGTAGCCACACCTTCACAGCAGCGACTTCATTCACGCCCGGATCAGAACCTTTAAGCTTGAACCACTCACGTGCAGGTGATGTGATCCCTGCCATCATTCCAGAGGCTAAGGTTCTCAACGCAAGACGCGAAGTGTTGTTGTATTGCTTTGTGTTCCTGACTATCGTTGCATTCGCTTTGTCACTCAGGTACGGGCTCTTTCTACCAGTGTGGTATTGAGCCAGCTCACCCCATAGACCCATGTAACCAGAACGTTCATTCTGAAGCTCTTTAAGTCTTAGGTCGAAGTCATTGATTGTAGGTTTCATGTTGATGATCCTAGTAAAGTTTTACGTGCTACGTTAGCAGCCCCGGTAACACCGCGACCACTCGTTAATATTGTATCTGTCTTACCCTTGAAGTTCGGATCATCAGACTTGAATGTTGGCTTCTTCGCTCTGCCAAGCTTCGCCATCCGATCTTGTGGGACAAAGTTGAAAGCATTAGCCAATGATGAACTGAGGTTGGATGAAGCTGTACCAACTGCGTTGTTGATGTTGCTGATCGGTGAGGCAGGTGCAATGACAGGATCATCAGGGATTGGATTAATGGTTGATGTAGCAGGCTTAGGGTCAATAAGAAACGGACCCATGTTATAGTTAGCACCGCGAGCAGAATCAGCGACTGTAATGTTAGACAAAGCAGGGACTGGACTCACATTATTGTTAGCACCGAGGGCAGAATCAGCGACTGTAACGTTAGACA